CTGTAAAATCAGTTTTTATCGTCATGGCTTTCACATGAACATCCAGTCTGAAATCTGGCACCACTCCCCTCTACGACTTAACAGCCTCGTCCGAGTAGCTAGAACATAACGCTCAACTTTACCCAGTTGATGGGTATTAGGTATTGCAGGTCGAGCCGACTTGTCCCGATTTTTGAGACCAGTTACGTTCTCTCACGAGTGAGCTGATAGCCCGCAAAGGTGCCCACTGTCTTGACCAGCACCAAATGCTTGTGTCGTCGACGTTAGGACTTGAAAGGACATCCATGGATGCGCTCTCTGCTGATGGTTTGTATCCCGACCTAGCAAGCCGGCATCGTATCACTTTTAGCGGATTGGTTCCCAAGGGTTGCACCCCAAGTCCTGTCTATTTGTCGCGTTATTGCATGATAGAATTCTATTTACAAAGGGAGGCCCTCATTGGGCTACCTGCATTCTCCACGAATGCCGCGCTAAGGTCTGAAAAGTAGCTTTGTGCCTGTCCCGGCGCCGGGAGATCACTGTCTACGCTATATCAGATGCAATCCTCACCACCGGTGCCCCGGTCGACTATGGATTCACAGTGCGCCACCCCCTTTGAAAATAGAAGGTTGGGCGGCCCACGTTCGTGAAGACCTTTAATCTCTTCCGTAAGAGAACCCAGAGAAGAGAGGATAGACCCAGAGTCAATCCCCGCTTAAGGCTGAAGCAAAACAGGCCCATAGTATGAAAAAAACTATGATCGGTATTATGAGCCAGATGGTGAGGTAAAGCAGGGCGACCGCAATGATCGCCCCGACTAAACCCAATACTGCTGCAAAGAAACTACGCATCAAAGATGCTGCTCTTCTTCTTAGCTGGCGCCTTCACTTCAGCAGTACCCGCTTCCGCGGTTTCGGCTGGAGCTTTAGAGGATTCCTCTGGGGATTCCTCGAAAAGGTTTTTTGAGTTCCCACTCTCCGCTGGCGCTTCTTTTGCGGAAGCTTCAGGTCCGGAGATGGCATCAACGATTTCTTCAATTGACTGGTCTGGTAGCTTAGAAGCTCCTGGGCCATCGACATCACCGCCAGTTTCACCAGGTTTTGCCACATCGGTTGTCTCCTCTACGGGCTTGTTTTTCGAGCCAGCAGGACGACCACCTTTGTTCCGTGGTTTGGGGGCAGGTTTAACAGCACCGGTTGTGACCGGACCTGTCATTACTTCTGCGACGATCACATTGTTCTCGATCCGCAGTTCGACTCCAGTTGCACCGCTGATGCCGAGTTCCTCGACATAGTTAGACAGTGCAGTTTGGATATCGTTTTCATCCAATAAAATACGCATTGGTTGTTCTTCTTTCTTGGTTGTGTTGATTTCGGTTATCGTGACCTCGACATGTGGATTGTCTTTACAGACAGCGCCGAACTCGAATGAATTGAAGACGACTCGTGTGTAGTCATCATCTTCAATGACTCCGGCTTCGACGAGCACATCAGAAAAGAACTTGTCCACAATAGACCCAACATTCATTGTGTCCAGTCTGCCTTTGGTTCTAGGGAAAACACGATAGTGGAGATGGATGGCATCCATTCTCGGTAACGATTTCACCATGGGGACTACAAGCTTATGGAAGTTCTTCTTTATCGCGCTCAATTTATAGAAGTGGAGGTTTCGATAAACATTGAGGTTGAGGGATTCGACCTCCCCACGCCTATTGATGGGGATGCGCATAGGGAGGTCGAATTGGAAAGTCCTCATCGGAGGACCATCCATTAGTCGTCGAACAGGCTGGAAGCAGCTTTGGCTGCCGCTTCTTTGTCTGCACCGCCGCCACCGAACGACTTACCACCACCGGCAGCTTTGCCTTTGGATTTGTCGTAGGTTTTGCCCTTGTTCTTTTCAGTCCAAGTCGCAGCGTAGGCACCGGCGCCATTATCCATCTTGTTGATGGCTTTCAGCAGGTGACCGTCTTTGATCGTTTCGTCGAAGTTGGCGCCCAGAGATTTGATGAACATTTCGACTTCGGAGATGGTAACCATCTTGCCGGCCGCAAAGAATTTCACAACTTCGTTCTGATCACGAGTTTCGCCAGTGGCTTCGTAGTCACCGGTTGATTCGTTCTTGGCTGTCTTGTCGACAGTCTGACGCTGTACAGCGACTGAGAGCGTTTCGCCGTGGAGTTCCGTGAAGCACATGACCGACTGTGGAATCTCTTTCTTGGATTCAAAGTCGTAGAGCTTGACCACTTTCTCTTCGGAGTCGAGGTCGCCCAGCTCTTTGCCGACAACCAGCAATGCGAGGGAGTTCATCTGGCTGAAACCTGGAAGGTTCTTCAGATCGCCGGACTTCTTGTCTTTGTAGGTGACATCGCCGTTACGGTTGGTGACCCAAGTCTGCGAGCGCAGCTCTTTGCCGTTGATGTCCATCAACAGAATGATGGAAGATGCTTCGGAGGCACGGGCTTTCTGGATGTAAGCCGTCTTGATTGTGGCTTCATACATGTCGGTGTCCATGACACCTCCGCCGCCGATGAAGTCTTCTTCAACGTTGGAACCGGATGCGGCTTGTTTGCCTGAAAATGCGTTTGACATAGTGTTTCTCTTTTCTTGTTTGGATTTGATTGAACGAGCTTTGACGGATTAGTCCGCGTAATACTCGGTGAGTTGGTCGATGACGATTTGAGCATCGTTGTCGATGTATGCTTCATTGTCAGCAAACAACCCGAGAGGAGAGCGTACCCGATCACCCACTGTCGCTTTGACTGTGCGTGTTTGGAATACGTGTTTGAATCCGAGGTCACGTTCACGTTCTGTGATCCGAAGCATCTTGCCCTCTTCGGCATCTTTATCGATGTCCTTGACTGAGAGCTTGCGTGCGTTGATCACTGTGGTGAAGTAGGCTTCGAGCCCGTTCTTCTTGAGGGCACCCTTGACTGGTACGGTGTACTCAGTGCGGCCGGTGTCTTCGTTGGTGAGAGACTCAAGGTGACCCAACATGATGACGAAGCATTTGCACTTGGCAACGTAATCGTACATCAGCGTCGGGAAGAATTGACCATACTCACCCCACATCTGCATCGTATTGGCGGAACCAATAACGTGAACAGATTCGAAGCGGTTCATCATAAACGAGACGGTGTCGATGATGACTGTGTGGTAGCGGCCCGAGGTATCAGCATTGACCTGATCCAGGATGTTAAAGATTTCACGAGGATCATTGATTGTGATCCGCTTGAATTTGTTCTTGAAAGGAAGCGGTTTGCCACCTTCACAGTTCAGGTAGAGAACGCCTTCTTGTCCACGGAGGTTCATGAGGCTGGTTGATTTACCATCCCCGGATCCGCCAGAGATCAAGACGCTTTTTGGAAATTCAGATGACATTGCTGTCTCCTTTATGTTTGGGTGAAGAGGTAGATTGCAACAAGTGCAACAACACAGCCCATGGCCCACTTGACTGTGGAATGGTTGTTGTTGGTCAGGTTGCGCTCGTTACGGGCTTCTTTCGTGTCCCATCCGAGCATTTTCCAAATACGCATTTTGCTTCCTTTCTTGGTTAATACGTGAGCAGTTTTGAGACGGGCTTTGCAGGCCGGTTTGCTCAGGTCTTTGGTTCAGAAGGCGCAGTCGTCAGACGCCGCTACCTTCGAGGCAACTGACTTGAGTACAGTCGAGTTGACCTCATCCTTCTTGAGAGGATTGGTGGATGCTGTGTTCAGCTCGTGGACTTTCTTCGACAGTTCGTCGTAGCCCATGCCTGCATCTTTCAGCATCATTGCGAAGTTCAACAGATTGTTGTTGCGGCTGCCCACCTCCATGTTGTTCAAGAACCAACGTTCCAAGTGATCAAGTCGACCCAGATCTGCGACCTGTTTGACGTACTCATTGTTCTGTTTGGTTTTTGGAATGAACGGTAGGACATTCACTAGGTTTGGCCCTTTGTGTGAGTAAATCTCACTCCCTTCCAGGGTCATCCATTTCTTCGATCTTTGGTTTGCTGCCTCATCTGAGTCGAATGGCAACCAAAGAAGAAAGCTGTTCATGAACTCACGATAGTCAGACTTGTCCAAGTGGAGAACGTAGTTTGTCGGCATGATTAGCCGGAACCGGTTCGTCTCAGCAGTGTGACGTTTCGTGGTAGCCGTGATGAAGTTGTAACCCTTCATCAATTCTTGGACAGCTTCGAGGGTGATACCCCCGTCGACATCCACAACCAGGGTGTTGAATCCCTTGAGCACGTTGTCTTCAGAGCGGTGCTCTTTGTCGAACTGGTGATTGGACCAGTGCCGGCCAGGGGCGCCCAACAACTTCGGAAGGAAGTCGAAGGGTTGCTTCTCAGGGTGATAGTTTGAAGCGAAGTGATCGGAGTGACTGAACGATAGTTTGTTCAAGTCGGTCTCCTGCAGAGTGGAGCCTGAAAAGAACTCCACTCCGCTGATCACATTCTTCTTGATCACAACGTGGTTGCCCACACTCCATGCCATTGCGAGATCCATGATCTCTCGACGGGGTGTCGTAGAGCTTGGATAATATGGCAGATCTTCAACAAGATCCGCATGGGTGAGGTTGTCCGGTGCCTCGGCAATATACTTTGCCAGTCGAACGAAGTTCCGCTCACGACGCAGAAGCGTCTGGAAACTCGTGCCACTTTCCTCGGCAACACGGACAGCTTGATACAGGTTGGACATAGTGATTTCTGAACTGTCGTCCAGGAATGCATATACGCCAGCAAGCTTTAGGGTTTTGAAGTATCGGTGGGAGATCTCCGCCTTACGCACCACTTCATGTTCGGGCATGGCCGCAGCCAAACCCTCGCAGAAGAGCCGGTAAGCAATAAGCTCAACACCGACGTCTTCAGGAACATCAATCTTACGACCGTAATACTGAACGTCAGCAAACTTCGTAAGCTTCTTTCTCCACATCTCCATGGCCATTGACCGGTTTTTGGAGACGAGGCCATCGTAGACTTGCTTCGGATCAATTGTCCCGGTGAAAGCTTCCGGGGATCCAATCCCAAAGAAACAACGTCGAGCGTATCCGGTTTCCAGGAAGGAGAAGAACTCCTCCTCGGTCTTAGATCCGTCGAACAGTTTCGATGTCGTGCCGAACATGAGAACGTTAGCGGGAGTTTCACCCACGATGTCCATGCCACGTTCGTTGTCTACGGTGTTCTTTACCAGCTTGGTTTTGATACGACCGAGGTCATACAACTCAAGCAGGATATTCAAGACTTCAGCATTGGCAACAAGGTTGGAGCCAATCTCATCCATCTGGAAATTGATGGCGCCAGCCTTAGCCAGGAGCAGCTTGTAGCGTAGCTGCTTCACAGCTGGGCCAGTACCGGAGTCAAAGATGAAAGGAGCGTGACCCTGGCGCTTAAAATCAGTCTCCAGGAGCTTCTGTTCTTCCAGTTCATCTGAACCTTTGGCGCCTGCAATTTGGATTGCCATGTCGAAGATCGACTTTTCGGCAATCTCTTCGAATGCCCCGTTGGTGAATTTCTCTCGAAACCCAGAGATAACCTCTTCCATCAGAGACACGGAGTGACCCTTGCCAAAGCCAGAAGTGGCCAGAGCAATGGAGTAGATGTTGATCGGGAGACTTCCCCGCTCAGGGCTTTCGATAGTAGCCCGCATCGTGGATGGAATCAGTCCGAGAAAGTATGCCGCCTCAGCCTGGAAAAAGTCACGGTTAACGTTGCCTGTGCGGTGACAGAGCAGGTCAGTTAGTTCTTCCATTGCTGGGTGGTGTGGCGTTGTTTGTGCCACTGATATGTCAAAGATGGGAGCTGTCACGGGACATTCCTTTCTTGTTAAAATTAAAACCAAAGAAGACGATCAGAGGCGTGAGCCATCGTCACGAAACCAGTTCTTGCGTTGTTCGCATACTGCGAATGCAGCACAGTATTCACATGCCTTCACGACACCTGGTACTTTTTTGACAACGCCTTTGCCCTTGTCGATCCGGTGCAGTTCAGCGTCACCTGCAGAATCGAAATTCTTTGTGCAGCGTCCACCTTTGGCAGCGGTCTCAGGGTTGGAGAAGTATTTGTATTGATCTTCCGATCGCCACAGTTCCTTGTCCGTGCATTCGACCATCTTGTCTTGGTCGAGGCCGGCGTTCTTGCGGATGTGATCAAGCTTGCCGACAACCCAGTCCTCTGTGTCTTCAAGAGACATCAGTGGAAATTCCCGATAGGGAGTCCGGATCTGTGGGTACTTGGGATCGTTGGTGCGATACTTGGCCCAGTCCGTGAAGATGAACTGGATTCGCATCGTGTCTTCCTGGATGAGGTGAGGAAGGATCCAACGGTACATCGAACCTTGGAGGATGTAATCATCATCCTTGTTGCCTGAAGTCCAGGCGAACGTAGATGTGGATTTGAAATCCCGATAGGCCGCACCGATGAGGAAGTCCAATTGACCAGTGATCACGAGACCTTCAAATTCTTTGAAGCCGCGGATCTCCAGATAGATTGGGAGCTCATCGTCTTTGACAGTTTTTGGATCAGGGTTGATCCGCATCTTGTCGATGATCTTCTGTGGGTATCCAAGCTTGCGCATCGCGCCTTGCCAGTTTCCCTCAGTCCATGCACGTTCGATTGAGTCATGAAGGCCATGGCCCATACGGGAGGCTATCATATCCGACACATCGAAGGTCTCTTGTGTCTGATCCACTTTGCGTTTGAGGATCAGTTGACGTGTTGGTTTCATCAGTGTGGTCACTGAGATCAGCTCACCCGGAGGCGCTTGCGCAGCCCCTGAGTTATACCCATCCTGTAGGAGCCAAACCGCCAACGGTAGGTCGATTTGATGGTTGTTAGTGATCTTCATTTAACTTCTCCAGGTGTTTAGTGATGAGTCCTTGGACTTCTTCCACTGTGGTTTTATTTGGGATGTCGAACTCCTTACCCCAGTGAGGATAGAAGATGGCAAGTTTGCCAGACATTGAGATGTGCTCATTCTGGATCGCAGGATCTTCTTGCCAAGACACCGCCTGAGACAAATGCTCATTGGTGTACAAAAGGGTTGGCATGTCGTCCTTGATCAGGAAGTAGCCGGCATCGTGAATCTGAGAACATGGTTTGATGTTCAGACGGTGGTCAGGATTAGCGCGAACCTTGCCCATGAACTCAGAGCCAGCACGGCTGTTGAGCATGCAGTAGCCTTGGCCCAGTGCGTTACCGGCCGTTCGTCCCTCAGCTGCAGCCTCGTAGGGCGTTTTGCTGGTGTTCAGAACAACCTGTTTCAGGAGAGGTGTGCGAAGACGCAGACCGAATGCCAGTGTGAGATAGCCTACGTTGCAGGCTTCCTTCAGTTTTTCAGCCACCCACTCATCAGAGACCTGATAGAGTTCGTGGTAGCTCTTCTCAATTGAGAGGGCTAATTCTTTGGTGAATCCACAGTTGGCCATCAACGTGATGTGCGTTCCCTGGTACGTCAGTGCGAAGGTCGGTGCCTTGCTTTCTTGCCGTAAGGGTTTGTACAACTTGGCGATGGAGTTCACCCTCGAAACATTATGTTCCGAGGATGATACTGTGGCTACCGAAGTTATCGGTGAACCAAAACTAAGCATTATGCTTGCTCAATACGGAGGTTCAGAACAGCCAAGTATTTTGTCATGGCTTCACGCTGATCAATCATGAGGGATTGATTAAGTGCGCTCAGATTCCGGAAGGCAGGATGCGTCAGAAACTTTACGAGGTTCTGGAGTTTGATATCCAGTTCCTTTGCTTCCAGACTCATACGTCCCTGGTAGGAGGTGCTCTCATCTTCCTCAAAGAACATCCAGTCTTCAGCCAGGCTGTCGCCATTTGATGGTGACCATGTTGAAATGGATCCATCGGCCTGTTTGATGTCAATGTGAGGATTGTATTTCACCTTGGTTCCATGTCCGAGGATCGAGAGCAGAGGCTCCCGATTTACTTCGAACTCAGAACCGTAGACGAGAAAGATGAACATACCTTTCCCGTTCCAACCCTGGCGGGTTACCTTTTCACCTTCATAAAGGTGGTGCAGGGCTTCGCCGAATGTAAAGAGTAGATTCATGTGGATCATCCTTGGTTTATTAGATCGTTGAGCTCTTGGCCTGTGATCTGTTTTCCCATGTAGTCGATGACTTCAGCGGAGTGGAAGTAAACCTCCTCTCCATCTATCGTCGCCACATAGGCTTGAGCATCTTCCGGACACAGTTCAATGTCAGGCATCTGGTCACCGAAGTAAGCCAGAGCACGGAGACAGTGTCCGTCGTATCCATCAGAATAGACCTTGATTTTCTCAGGGTCCTTTGTAGTCACCGCGGAGATTTTATCTTCGAGAGAGTCGAAGTCCAAACCAACAAATAACCAACCGGGAGGTGCTTCAAAGCATTCCTTGATCAGCTTAGCAAGCCTTGATTTCAAAGGACTTGAGCCAGAACTTGGGATGTTCTGTAGGTTGGGATTGTTGGAAGATAATCTACCAGATGCTGTGCCACCGAGCCTGAAGTTTCCAAACAAATAATGCCATCCATCTTTGCCTTTGTGAGCCTGAAGGAAGGCTGGCAGGAAAGTTGACAGTATAATTGCAGAAGCTTTGAACTCGATCAGCAGCTCAAGAAATTCCAAGAGCTCTGGATCCGAGGTGTGTGACAGGAGTTTGTCCAACGTTTCAGCACCCGTTGCCGGTAGCTTTGTGTCAGTGTAATCCAGCACAGGCAAACCGAGGAAGTCCTCCGAATACAGTAGCCGCTGCAATTGCTTTGGACTGTTTGGGTTGAACTCGATCGTGGTATCTTTGGTGGATCCCATGTCGGCCTTTGTGAACACTTTGGTTTTCAGCTTCAGGTTTTTCTCAACCAGAAGTTCGTCGACCAGTGTGTCCATGAAGCTCTCAACAAGGTCGAGAGATTTCATACGGCGCATCAAAGCGTTTGATTCACCGGTGAGCATCACGTTCAAGGCTTTCACCTTGTCCATGTTGATTGGCATCCCGGTCAGCTGCATCTGAATGATGTCATGAATAGCTGGCTTGAAGATGTCGTTGTAGAGTGGGAGCTGCAAGTCTGCTTTTGCAATGGGGTAGTTCTTTTCCATCACAAACCAGGTCGCAAGACCGTCGATCAGATTGTATTTCAACAACTCATCCAATGGGATTTTGGTGATGTCATGGATGTCGCTGACAGCATAGTTTCCTGCAAACTCCTGAGCCTGGATCTTGAGTCCAAGTTCGTTGCCGGCACACGAGTTCGTGGCCAGGTAGGAGATAAGCTGGGAGCATTCCCATTTGTGCAGCATGATGTC